TTGCTTTAGCTAGATGTTTATTGCTGAAACGATAGCTTTGTTGCCCGAAAAGTCCATCCTATTATTCAACCAGAGTTATATAAGTGGTTGGACTTGTGCGAATTTACCACACTTCCTTATTCCATAGCCAGGCATAATTGACGATATATCCTTCCGTCCCGGGAAGATTATAAGTTTTGAAGACAGACCCATCCTTATTGACAAGTTTCGCCCATGACGAACACACAACAACATATTTCTGCTGGCGATAACTCCATGAAATATCGCAATTTTCAGAATTAAAAAGATATTGTCATAAAGCAGGTAATCATTGGGGAAATTATCAGCTCGGGCAATATGTCCATCCTGATAGACTACTAACTTCTGAAGAAGTATCTTGCCTTTTGCGCCGCCATATATGACTTTGCAATCGCTGGTCATCGATGCGTTAATCTTCTTCATTACGATAACGGAATCGCCGGAAGCAAAACTCTCCGCAGCCCCCTGAATCGCTCCGTTACTGCGCAATACAGAAGTCGGCGCACCGTGCCAGAATAAGAGCGCAGAATAGACCGTGCCCGCAATATTCACTGTACAAGTATCATCATCGGGGAAAACTGTTATTATTCACCTTCGACAAACTCGTATTTAAGCACATCTCGATATCTACAAAGTCATGCGTCGGCAATTGACACCTCCTGCTAACTTGAGGTGCAAGTAACAACGTATGTCACAGACAAAACATCATTGTCGATCACAGGGCGTGCGCTTGTGAAAAGTTTAGCGCACATCAATTTTCCTGTGTTATCCGTCTTAGCTGGGGCAGTGCCCAGAAAAGCGCCATAAATCGTGTTGGTTTTAGCCATTGTATATGTTGCAACATTGGCAGCATTTGTGCACGAACCGGAAGCCGGTGACGCAATTTGATAAAGCGGCTTATTAGTAAGCGGAAGATCGTAATCGGCATCCTGACACTCACCATAACTGCCGCTTGCTCCGAGTTTAGCCAATGCCGTATCGCCTAATACAGGTGTTACATTGTTCTTGAAAATACCAACATAGAAAATGAAATTACCGGATTTGGCTTCATTGCCGAAGATAATTCCCAGCAGATAATTGAATCCTTCTGTCGTGAAAATATTGCCGCCCTGATCGCAAGAATGTATCAATTTTCCGTCTCTGTAATGGTCGGTAAAAACATGACCGTGAAAATTGAGTCCTGATTCCAACAGGTGCTTAGCGGCATAACGCACATCGGCGTTATCTCTGATGTTTCCTAAATCAACAGATATTACTTTTCTTTCCATAATTTTTCTCCTTTTGAAAATAATTTCAGGGGACTTCCTGCCCGTTTCGATATAACTTGCAACTTACCGAATCACTAAAGCAGGCGCGGGAAATTTCCCCTTCCAATGTCTTGTTGTGCATATCAATCCTTCCGTTTTTAAACACATCGTATGTTTCTGCGTCGCGAAACCCGTGACCTGTCCCGGTTGCGCCGCTTTTGAAACTGGTTAGAAATTGAATGACGCCTTCCAGATTGCGATATAAAGATGCGCCTTTATCCGGTATATCCATTTTCAACTTATTTTTAGTTACATTCAAAAGATTGCCGGATGAAAGACCAATAATCACGCCATCTTCGGATGTCCACATAGGCACATCAACAAAATCCTTTTCCGGTGTGCCGAGTGTCCAACTCAATTCGGGAAGATTATTACAATAGGTCAGAGTGCCGCTGATTGCCCCGCTCCGGCATCCTGAATTGTCATCTCTTCAGGAATCGTTCCCGCCAAAAAACGTGTTCTTTTTTTCATTCCTATAAATAATCCGGTTGAAACTTTGGCAATCATAGTTACAGTGTCTTCAAACCGGTATTTATTGGATGTTAATTTGTACCAATTGAGATTAAACGGTTCGGAATAATATACGTCCGAATCAACCGACCCCCAAATTCGGCCAAAGGCATAACACAGATTTTCCATACAAGGAGGCGGCGAACATAAAAATGAAGGCAACGGCTCGACACCGGGAATATCAACAATCCTATCCGTTGCGCCGACAAGATAGAAGATTCCTTCGTTTGTGTCTGTTGCCCATACCAAACGCATTCTGTGGCCTATTAAGGACATCAATGCCGCCTTCAGTTGATAAAGTAATCTGTGCAATGGGACCATTTCCGCTCATTTCTCCATTGACTATATTGGTCATACACACATGATAAATACCGGCAGGAAGATTTCCGGCGCTTGATAGAAGCATGGGGCCAGGAGGAGGAGGCACACCCCAGCTCGCAATAGTATTTGTCACCGGATCAAAAACTCCCTGCCAGTATCGGTTGGAAATGTATATTTTGTCTTTAGCGTCAACATACGACAACGGATGCCTTGGCCCCATAATAGCTGCAATTTTTATTGCCGAACCTTGAGAAATTCGATACAAATAACCTTCTGCGGCGCATAACATGCAGAAATCATTTGCCCATAGGCTATGCGCTCCATTTAACGCAACAAAAAGCGTTTTGCCTTTTCGGACAGATAATTTTCCGTCGAGAGTAACATCTGCATTCAGGATAACACGCGGCGACAATAATCCTTTGGATATAAGAAAATCTTCATTGACGTTATTAGCGCCGGCAAATCCTTTCGTGGTAATTTCAGACATAAAATTCACCGCCGTAATATACCGGCTCAGCATCTATACCGACGCAATCAATTAGATCATCCAAATAAGCATAGAATTTTGCAGTGTGATATTTCACACCAGAGCCGACATTGTCCTGTCCATCCTCGATTTTTTCTCCGAAAATATTCATCAAAACATAATGTTTGAGCAGAAGAGTTGCCAAATGATCAGGCAATCCTTCCGGCTTATCGTCATCGAGCATTAAAATGCCTGGTTTGCGATAGTAATGAATACCGAGAATTACGCTTGCTGTGGGAATGCCTTGATAATACAACATATTACCTTTGACAGCTACTGCGTAAACCGAGCCTATTTCGTCAAGTCCTTTATTAGAAACGCAGTCAAGAAAAGACCTGAAAGCATAATAATTACCGCTTGCCGGAGGCGCTATTATGTCATTGTTTTCATGAACAAGAGTTATCTGACGCTGGTAATTATCCGGGAGGGAAATGTAAGGCATATTTGTGCTTGTTGATACCGTTCCACACGTAAAGAGATCAGGCAATGGCGGCGATACATCCCCATTGGGCATACGTATTCCACCTGCGATATGCTGAAGAGCTTCGTTGATTTTATTCACCAATTTATCCGAATAGGCCGAATCCTGTAAGATTTCGTCTATAGCGTCAATTACAGATGATAACGTTGCTGACATTCCCACCTCCCGAAAAATCACATCACACTACACTGCTTCTTTGGGCTTCTGCTCAACGTAAGCGTAATCATCATACTCAATGCTCAGAATCATATTAAGTGTGCCAGTAGCAACAAATCCCGCAGAGGCTACGCACTTGATTACTTTATTCGCTGCGGTTGAATCATCAGGATCGAAGATCAAGCCCTTCTTAGTAGCATTCGGCACGCCATCCAGAATTCCACCGGCGGCGATACCCCCTGTCGGAACTGTTAACGTATTGACGACATCCGTACCACGCCCCAAAGTAAGAGTTTCTGTTGCCACCATAGCCACGTCGCATGCAACCCTGACCGATTTAACATTACCCCGACAAGGCACAGGAATATAAAATGTGTTTCCAGTAGCGACAATGGGCTGTGAAAATAATAGATTTTTCATATTTTTTTCTCCTTTTTGATTATTATAGCGGGGCCGAGTGACGACCCCGCCAAGTTAGCATCGGAAATTCTCCCGACTTCGGTTGACTACCCTTCTACTTTACGGGGTAACAACTGCCTTCAATGCTGTGTGTCGCACGTGCATTTTTCTGTTCGTGCAATACAGATTGCCTCTCCAACGGGTATTGGCCGAAATAGTATCCGGCTGGCCGAGCACTTCTTTGGCAACCCATACAGGCTTCGTGAAATTGAAATCTTTATGACTTCGCAAATGCAGATAATTCAGATTCAGCGCATCAAGCGTGCCTACATCAGCTCCCGTGTCATGCTGATACCCTGTATCCGATACAATCGGAATACCCTTGTGGGTAATGTGTTTCCACCCTGACTTTAACACGTTATCATCCATATATCTCTTTTGCGGATGTAGTGAGTTTTCATAGGCGTCCACAAGAACAGTATTAGTCACACACCAATTCGGCATTACCGACTCATGACTTCCCATATTCGGCATGCGAAGTATTTTCTGCATAACCGAAAAAGAAATCGCTTCCGGTGTAGAAATGACATTTGCTTTCCAGTCAGGCATTTCAGCCTCAGTGATAGAACCATACGGCACAGACGTATCCGTATTGAATAAATCACCCAAACCATTGACGCTGTCTTTATTCGCGGCTTTTGCAATAATCTGCGCAGCCAAATCAATCCTGATGGCCTTGACAATGCTGTTCAGGTATACCTTACTAAGCGAAATAATTGCTTCTTTACCCGTATTCTGTGTCTGATCGTCTAAATCAAGTGTATTACTGCCATATGCGCCACCCCATCCGAATCGCGCTGCATCGACAACAATTTTTTTGCTTTGATTAATTACAGTATTCGCTCCATATGACCCATGATGCGAATTGGCATATTCCAGAGGAATCTTAACCATCAATCCGCCATCAACTGTCTCATGAGGCTTCACTTCCCAATTATCGCGTTCAACTGCATTTCCCATTAATTTCCACAGTAACGCTGAGGCTTTACTGACAATATCAATGGGAGTTCCCATTGTCGTTTGCAGCCAGTAATAATCAGTTACTGCATTTAATTGTTCTAACAACATAGTTTTTCTCCTTTTAAAAAGTTAAGGCAAAGGAGAGCCTCTAGCCACTTATTCCTTCTAAGACGGCAAGCGCGCCTTCATCTGCTTCTTTGCCTGAAAGTCGTTTTTCTGGTGTTGACGTTTTCTGAACAGTACTTTGTCCTTTAATCATAACCGTCCCTGTTTTCCCTTTTCCTTCTGCCAATTCCAGTCTTTTAGTAATCTCTGCGATTTGCTCAGAGGCAGTTCTGGCTGCCAGCATTGCATCATCGCGTTGAATCTGGAAAAAAGCCGCAACTGGATCAAGTATTCCCGTTTTATCATTCGCCATCATATCTTTGATGCGCGTCTGTATTTCCGGTGTATTGAATGTAGGATTGGCCTCCAAAAAAGCCCTTTGCGTGGATTTAATGTCACGTTCATCAAGCTCTTGCTTGAAAATCTGACTTGCCGCGCTCAGTGTCTTTTCGTGCTGGATTCTATTGCTTTTCTGCACGAGTTGCGCCAGTTTTACCTGATATTTCTCGTCAGCAGGATCAAGCTCGGTAATCTGCTTCTCGATCTCCGACATTTGTGTCGAATAATCATCTTCATTATTCACCTGACGATTATTTTTACATTGTCTTTGTTTTTCTCAGAGGTCATTACCTCTTTCAGAGTCTCAGCAAGCGTTTGCGTTTGCTTTCGCAGATTCCCTAATTCAGAACCCTGTTCGCCGAATTTTCTTTCGAGATTGATCCTCTGTTCCCTTTCTTTAAGAAGGGCAGAAGCCAATTCTTCGGGAGTTTCATACTCCGTTCCAGCAATTCCTTTTTTTCATCTGTTTCAGCTGCTACTTTTTTCTTCTACATTCATAATGTCTCCTTTCCTCGGAACTGTTTTGATTTTCGGGCTGCCCGTCTAAACGAAGTGCATTTGCCCTTCCACGGACCCGATAAGCAGTCTCCCCGATGAAGCAATTAAAAAAAAAGAGCCCGAAACTATGGAACGCTTTCGCGTCTCTCCATGAAATTCGGGCTCTCAAGTATCCTTTTAGGGCTTTCGAGTATCCTTTTTTTAACTCATTCTTCCATCTTTTGTCTATTCCGTCGCGTTATGTATATATCACCCAATCCGCCCTGACTCACATTAAACTCTATTATTATCTGAAATTGTAGCGTTTTTTTCGAGTTTGTCAAGTATTTTATTTCGCGGCGGATTTCCTCTGCAATCTTATCGATTAATTCGTCAGGCTTGACCATTATCCTACGCACACCAAATTATGTTTTTTGAGATATTTTTTCCATTCGCTGCGAGTCTGGATATTCCGTGCGCTATCCGGCAAATTCTCTTTTGCCGATTCCAGCCACGTGACTCCTCCATCCGGCAAAACAGCGCCATGAGAACTCAAAACCTTCTTTGCTAATGTCCCGCATTTTTTACAGCGCGCTCTTTTAGGCACTCTTGTAATCTTGTGAAATTCCTCAAATGTATCACCGCAAATACGGCAATAATATTCATAAATCGGCATAACAACTCCTTTTTTGTATTGTTTCACGTGAAACATTCTTCAAACTGTTTTCGGCGCAGAGACTTTTTGATTTTGGGACGCATCTCCCGGCCCCCCCTGCGGAAGCAAAAGTTGCTGCCGCAAGGCTAACGCCATTTCCTTCGGCATTCCTGCCGCAATCAGGATTTGAAACGCCTGATCTAACTCTGTCTCTGCTGTCCTTTCGATCTCTTCCTTCCAATGCGGCCAATTTATCGCTTCCAGAAGACCCTGACGGCCAATCGCTCTCATTCCGTAAAGTTTCATTGCGACTTCCTGTAATTGCAGACTGGTTCTCGGCGACAAAGACCCGGACTCGACTACATAAGAGAATTTTCGTGTTGCCAAGTCAGCTCCAACAAATTCTTTTGCTCTCCGGCCACATTTACTGTCTCTATCTTAGTGCCGAAATTCTGCCATAGTCCAATCGCCCACCGACTACGCTGCTCAACAATATGATCAATCGCACTTGTTTTGGCCTGCATTATGATTTGATTTCGCTCCTGTAACGCTACAATTGCAGAAGCGGCAATAACTCCTGACGGTGCGACACCTCTGTCGGCATCCTCGATTTGGTATATCCGGTCAAAGAATCTGACAATCAGATCGAGAACTCTGAAAAATGTTTCAGGAAGATTAGGTATCGCGAGAAATTTAATCAGACAATTCGGCGTAGTAGGCATAAGTATAAGACGCCCGCTTTTTTGAATGGAATTTTCAATCATTTCTTTTGTTATTCCGCAATGTTTCTGGATTATCAATGGCGGGGCCATAACATTGATTACATATGCAATCAACTTAGTCATAATTAAGTTGATTTTTTGCAGTAAATCACTTACTTGCTCCGCAGCGGAAAAACCCCATATGGAAATTTCATCCCGATAGGAATTTACATAATAACACGGCAATCTTCCCCATGTATAAGTATTTTTAGCTATTTCTTCCGGCAAATTAGGATTGATATTCGGATTGGCGCTATCATCCAACACCATATATTCGCTCGTTGAATCTTTGCGTTCTTTGGCCTTCGTGATCGTTATCTTACGAATACCGTCCGGATATACTTTACGTTTGATCTCTGTTTTCACTATTACAGGATTACCCATTTCATCAATCACTGCTTCACCGGTATCCTGATTCATAAGAGGAATTTCTTCAGTAACGGTTTCCTCACGATCATCACGCAGCCAGACTTCAATTACTATTCCACGCTCGACAGGTTTGGCCTGAGTTCCGTATGCGGCGCGCAAATCTGTAATAGGCAAAACATAATTGCCGATTATTTGCTCGCCCGTTTGCGGCTTGAAATCTTCCCGTGCAGAGCCCATGAGACTATAACCATCTTCTGCCGCTACACCCTGAACTCCAAATAATTTTTCAATCCGTGAAACATAATCTAAATAGACATATGCAATATATGGCGCTTCTTCGGAAATATTCTCCCAATTGCCAGGCGCAGGAAAAAACGTGAACGCATCCGTAGGCATTATATCAGGCTGATCTTGCTCTTTATCCCAAAATGGCTTTTCGATAGTAATGCCGTATAATTCCATCATTCGCGCCGTCTGCCGCACTTTGATTAATTGATGAGTATCCTGCCACCATTTTCTTATCCGCTGACTCATAATATTTTCAGAGCCATCGTTTATTCCATCAATATCCACCACTTCACCGGTAGGATTACGCGCTGTAATATTGGCTACAGTGCGTTCCACATTGGCAAAGAAAAGGTTTATCGGCATTGCTGATTTACTGGAAGTTATTATATTTTTCAGGTTATTTACCTTTTGATGCTTAGACAAACCCCGATATAAAGCATAATTCGCATAGAAATCCTTTGGCTTACCCAGTCGCTCCTTTTCGGCTCTTGCAATATCGAAAAGTTTAAATGCAAAATCAGCTACATGCGGATGTCCTTTAGGCGGTATGTTCGCAAGACTCCAATCTTCAAAATATTCCTTAGTTTCTTCACTCATAATAAATAGGCAAGGATACCGCCTGCTTTAACTGGCGGAGAAATTGCCACCCTCCTTTCTTTTTAATAGTTCTTGACATTTGCAGTTACATTGTTGACCTTATAAAATATTTAGTCGAATATTCAGGACAATTGAGTATATACTCTAAGTTTACTCGTGTGCTTTCGTCTAAGCGCATTTTATTTTTGTTCTGCTCATACCATCCTAAAGAATCTGACTTTCCTCTAATAGCTAAACCTGCCCCTCTCCAATCTGCTATCATTTCAAGTAGTGCATCCTTAGACATGGGAAAACAGCGATCCGTGTCTTGATCCATAACCAGGTACCACCATTGCCAATGATGGTCATTACGTTTTTGGTGTAGAAGCCATGCGTAATTTAAATCTTCATCTGAACTTTCACCGGCTTTGTAATACCCGCTGCTGTCCCGACCCTTATTAATATTACCTTTATTGCCATAGAAATATCGGGCATATGGAATAAACTCGGATGGCAAAAACTTACTTAAATCATGACACAGGCCGCGCCAATAAAGCCCCATTTTGAAACATTCAATAGCTACAAACCATTTGTGCCTCATGACATAAAGAAAATATTTTAAATATATCATCAAATCCACCTCCAATCACCAATGCCAATCTTTTTTCAAATGCAAGCATTGTGGGTTCTCTTTAAACTCCGTGTCACTGTATAAATTGATAAATCGAATAATTCATTTTCTGCCTATCGTGATACAACTTAAGCATATCTTTGGGAAGAAAAAAAGTCTCGATTCCGTTATCGGTAAAATCCTTTCGCGTGAGCTTGCTCAAAGAAACCTTCTTCACCCATTCACGCCCTATTTGCTCTTCTTTTTCTGCTATCCGGTCTAACAGCATTCTTAAAGCAACCATATCATATTTGCGTTTTTTGCATTCTTTACTCCTTGTCGCCTCATAGTAATTGGTTCAGCTTTTCCTGCCAACTCAAATTCCGATTGTTCCGGCTTTGGCGGCAGCACATCAAGTTGTCCATTTACCACCAGTTCCACGTCGCATTCAGGACATGTCATCTCCGCAGCAGTCGTGCGGGATGTTGTCTCCCAATCAATCTGCCAACGCACCAAATTGGTCAGCAATTTGACCATCCCCCCATGCGGAATCTGATCAGGATCGTATTCATCGGTTGTATGAAATAGTATCCGTTTGCATGACGGGCATCTAACCTGTAACGGAGGCATTTGCCCCCTTTCGCCTGCCTTTTTACATTTGTTTTCCATCTGTTTTTTCTCCTGCTAATGTCTTTAAAAATCTTTCGGTATTCGCCAATATTCTGTTTTCTTCTGTTTCGGAGGACATTCGCCCCCCTTCGGGAGTCGCAATGCTTTCTTCAACTTCTGGAATAGAAAACACATCTCCTTTTGGTTCACTGAAAAATCCTTCCCCCTGTGTCTTACGACCTCTAAACATAATAAATGCTCCCATTAAAACACATGCCAACGAAAGGATAACAGAAACTACAATAATTATAACTACTTCCCAAACAGCAAACATTATTCTCCTCCTTAAATTTTCTCTTCTAC